GACTTCGAGAATCAGTTCTTTGAGATATTGGCATGGGAGGTGTAAATGGCACGGGCTTATATTTCAGATTCAGAAATTAAAAAGGCACTTGGCAAAATTGATAAACTATCCGATGAAGCAAGGCAAAAGATCGGTGAGCAGATTCAATATAGTGCAAGAAACGTAGAGGCAAAGGCGAAATTAAATACTCCTGTTAATGAAGGACGTTTGAGAGCCAGTATTGATGTTGCCTATGAACCCTCTACATTGACGGCAGTAATAAAAGCCGGAGGTTCGGGTGCAAAAGGGCAGGTCAATTATGCTCCTTATGTAGAGTTTGGTACAAAGACGAAGGTCAGAGTTCCGTCAGGATATGCGAAATTCGCTTCACAGTACAAGGGAATAAGAGGTGGAACCTTCGCTGATTTGCAAAGAAATATCGCACAATGGGCAAAAGCAAAAGGAATACCAGAAGAGGCGGTATTTCCGATTTCAATGAGTATTGCTAAAAAGGGGATTCCGGCGCAACCATTTTTAATTCCTGCTTTTGAGGGTGAGAGGAAAAATCTAATCAACAAATTAAAACAGATATTTAAATGAATAACAATTACCCACGTTTTCAAGTTACAAGCGGATTCCAGGCGGTATCAGAGGCAGACTGGTTTTATGCTCAACCAGAGATCGCAGTTGACAGAGGAGATATTTATGTGGGCTTCGCAACTCTTTCCATTAACAACGGCGCTTCTTCTTATTTACAGATGAAAACAAACGGAGGTGATATTTACCTTTTGTCTTATGGAATTGTTACAGATTCAGCACGTACAACAGAAGAAATAATTGAAGCACCTACAATAACAGACGGAACAACTGCTCTTTCTACGATATACAATGCAAACCGTCAAAGTACAGATACTCCTGGATTCGATATTTACACAAACCCGACAAGTATTAGCGGTGGGACTATAATAGATAAAGTTGAGCAATATGAAGCCAAAAAGAGTTTGGGAGTTGCAGGTGAAGCCGGAAACATTAGATTGAAGTTCAAGAAATCTACCGATTATGTTTTGAAACTAACGAACGGCGACAACTCGCAAAAGAGTTATTTCGTGAAATTCTATATACTCGAATTATGAATCTACCATCAAAACTTTTGCAGGTGGCGTATTTTCAGGCTCTCAATGGGAATATATCCTACGGAGGTTCGAACGTTCCTATTTATGACGTAATTCCTCCTACGGCTGATTATCCATATATACTGCTCGGCTCACAACTCACAACCGAAACGAGTTTTAATAGAGATGTAAGGATTACAGAAGTTGTATTCGATGTTGACGTAGTGACTGGATTCGAGGGAGCGTTTGGCGGGAAGAGCCAGACATACGATATATCAGAGGATATAATCAACATAATTAGAAAGACTCCGGGAAACTATCTATCTTTAATGGGTTACAAAATGCTCACCGCAACGCTTGAATCTTCACTCACTTTGCAAGAGCAGGACGAAACGCATATTTTGTATATAAATAAACTTCGGTTCAGACACTTAATATCACAAGAATAATATGGCAACATTCAACGGAACAAGCCTTACTCTAAAAGTCGGTGGCAATGCAATCGCACAAGCGACATCTGCTTCTGTAACTCTTGATTCAGATACCATTGATGTATCTACAAAATCAAGCGGTGGATTTCAGCAGGTAATACAAGGTCAAAGATCAGGCACAGTTGATTTCGAGGGACTGGTAGATTTAAACACAGGTTCTACCGGAAACGCAAAGACAATCTACGATGCTTGGTATAATGGCTCTTCTGTATCTTGGGAACTTAACGATGGTTCATACAAGATTTTCGGAGATGCAGGATTCATTACTAACCTGACGATTGATGCACCGATGGAAGATGTAGCAACTTATTCAGGTTCAATTCAGATTTCAGGATACGTCAGCATAGCAGCGGTATAATATGAATATACTTCGTGGAGAGGTCGAGGTTTCGATTGGTGGGAAGCCTCGACTTGTTAAGTTCGGTCTGAATCAGATGGCGATTTATACAGACCGGCATAATTTAGAATTATCAGATGTTACAGGTTTCAATATCAAACAGGTTCGTGACTTGGTTTGGTCTGGACTTGTTGCAGGAGCAAGAAAAAGAGGGGAAACAATCGACTTTGACGAATGGCAAGTCGGTGACTGGATAGAGGAGATGAATCAAGAGGAATTTGATAAAATCATGGAAGCCTTCCAAAACTCCATTCCAGGTGAAGGCGGGGACTCAAAAAAAAAGTAGTATGGGATGATGTACTCGATGCCGGGTACAGAGTTGCCGGATTAAGTCCAGATCAGTTGTGGGATTTATCCTGGAAAGAGTTCGATCTCATTATTAAACACCACTCCGATCGGAGGGATGACGAGTATAACAGATTGAGAATACTCGGTACTTGGGTGCTATCTCCTTATAGTAAGAAAAAGGTAAAGCCGAAGGATTTGCTTAAATTACCATCTGAAACAAGATCGAACCCTTCGTTAGCAGAGGCACAACAAATTATCAGTAACTGGAATAAGAGATAATGGCAACCATCGCAGATTTGAAAGTCGCTTTTAGTGCTGACACTAAAAAATTACAGGACGGGATTAAGAACGCAGGGCAGACTGTTAAAAATTCCGGAAAACAAATAGAAACTGCGTTTGGTGCGAAGGGTACACAGGCTATTGGAAGCACCACAAGTGCGGTTATTAACTTTAACCGTGTTATTCAAGATGCGCCTTATGGTTTAATAGGTATTGCGAATAACATTGACCCATTGGTTCAGTCTTTTCAGGGATTAAAAGCCAGTACAGGCTCAACAATGGGTGCATTAAAGAGTTTGCTTACTTCTGCCTTTACTGGACCGGGTGCATTAATTACAGTTACATCACTTGCTACAACTGGATTGCTTTTATTGAGCCGTAGAATGTCCGGCGCCGGAGAAGCAGGTAAAAAGGCGAAAGCGGGAGTCGAAGCCTTTACAGGAGCATTAGAAGATCAAATTAAAGCGATCAATGCCCTTGCTTATGGTGATTCAACGCAAGATCAATTAAAAGCGGCAGAGAATCAGAAAAGGATATATGAATCCTCACTCGCAGAGTTGGAGAAAATGCGAGATGTGAATCAAGAGATTGATTTTAAGACTGCTATTGCGGGAGGTAATACTACCGCTTTATTAATGGCGGGTATAAATAAGTTATTCGGAACGAGTATCAATCAAGAGGAGCAACAAAAGATTGTCACCGATGCTATCAATGGGATAAAAGAAAAGATACTCGAAACCGAAGGCAAGATTCTTGGATTAAGACTTACAGATAACTCTGAACTCAATAAGACGCTATCATTAGAGGAAAGAAGGCTCACGATAGCAAAAGCATTGGAAGATATTACTGGAAAGAAAACAAGAAGAGAACAAGAAGCAACACAGATTAAAGTAGAGCCTTTATTAAAAAATTTTGGTGGCGAATCATTAAAGAAATTTCTTGTAGATAACTACAAGGTAACAGAGGAAAAATTTGTTCCTGCTCTTGAAAAGGTAAATACACAATTCGGAAATATAACTGCAAGACAAGCGGCAATGATTCCGTTTCAGGAGAAATTAAACAATCAATTCATGTCGTTCATGGAAATTGGAACAATGGCTTCCAATATATTGGTAAGTGGTTTTGCGAATTTAGTACAGTCAGGACAAGATTTTGCTGATGTATTGAAAAATATCGGTCGTATGTTGGCTTCTACCGCATTACAGATAGCATTAAAAGCCTTTTTAACGGGTGGATTAGGTTTTGCAGGAGATGGATTTTTCGGAAAGCAAGGAGGGCTTCTTGGCACATTGGGAGGTATTCTTTTTCCAGGAGCCTCTGCAAGTGGGATGGCATTAATGAATCCAGTACCTGCATTAAATGGTCAAAATATAACAGTTGGCGGTCAATTCGTACTAAAAGGGACTGATTTAGTCGGTTCTATTACAAAAACTCAAAATAGCGTTCTCCGATGAGTTATGGAGTAAAGTACAGATGTACACACAAAGCCGAAACAAACGGCAATGTGACGACTTATGAAATTGAGATTCTAAAACTCAATTATACAGGCTCGATAACGGAGGTTATAGGTTGGGAGGAAACGTTTTTTTTAGAATACGACCGGGTAAATGTTCGGGAGCCGTTCAAGACTCCATTAAATAATGCCAGGTTAGAGTTTTATTTAGCGGTTAGAAATTCAAGCGATTTAACTGTACTTACCGAAATTTTTACGTCAGATGAAGATGAATATCAACTCCGGCTCAAACAAAACACAAATGTAATCTGGACGGGGTGGATATTAAAGGATTTATTACAATACTCGGAGGGTGATTATCCGTACAGAGGCACGATCATTGCGAAGGATTTGACAAGGCTCTCACAATACACATTCCCGTTAGCAGACGACCGTCAAAAATTGATTGTAACGATCGCTGATCTTTTAGACGATCTTGGGTTAGGGTTAGATATTTATACCTATACAAACTGGACAAATGATGCCTTCACGGGTTCGGATGACTTTCTAAACTTAACGTATCACGAAACACGGGCTTTAAGAGATTACAAAGAGAGCGGGGATGAGGACGACACGACTCAAACAAATGAGTTTTGGCTCGATGCGTTATTGAGGAATTTTGGCTTAATCATTAGACAGGCAAACGGAGCGTGGAGAATTTACCAGTTGTCGGGGATGACAGATGCGACTTCGATTGAGGAGTATAGATATAATTCAGCGGGGGTTAAGCAATCCGGGACAACGGCGGATTTAAGTACAACGATTGATTCAAATAATAGGTTCTTATTACCGACTTCTGCGAACTATGTTTTGCCTGGAATCAAACAAGCGAATGTTTTATGGGATCACAGAACACCGGTTTCTGGAATACAGTTCCCGGATATTAAGATATTCACCGGCGCCGGAAGTGAAACATACAGTCAGTTCTTCACTTCGGACGGGACACCAGAGATACAACTACGGTTCCAGGTGCAAGGGGTTTTTGATACTTCCGTTTCAACGGAGGATTTATACGCCGAATATGATGTTTTTGTAGAAACAACGGGTTCTGACTATTACCTACAAGATGATGGGACTTGGGACACAACGGCAAATTCAAGACGAGTCAATTTAAGATATAGCGGAGGCAGGAGTCAGGGTTCAACTGACTTTGTGGCTATTGGCTCCGTTTCTTTTACTTCCGGTCCGGTTCCGACACAGGCAGACGGAACATTAAAGGTCATACTTTATTCAGCGCCTTCTGCCGACTCCACAACGTACAGAAGTTTTGAGTTCGAAATTTTAAATAACACGGCAGAGTCAGATTCGGATTCCCTTGCTTATTCTTTAACGCAGACAGAGAATTATTCCTATATCTACGATCACGGTACGGTTTATTACGGTGACGGTCCGACTGATTACGCAGACTCCGCTTTACGTTATGGAGTTACAAATTCAGAACTCACAAGTGACGGTTGGAAACGAGTTGGGGATGTAACGAGTCGAAATCTTTTCGATCTCTTATTGAGAGAGTTTGTTGATCTACAAGCGGACGGGCTTCGATTGATTGAAGCAGAGATTTTAGGATATTATCAACCAAACCAGATGCTCGTTTATGAAGCGACCGATTTCTTTATGCTCGGTGGCTCTTTAACAGGGAATAATGTTTGGCGTATTGATTTCTTGGGAGTTGGATATTCCGTTCCGACTGTAAACTTTTCAGAAGCAGTACGGAAACTTACTAATTCAGCGTTCGCAGGAAACGCCACAAATTTCCTCGCAGAACGATCTGCATCGTTTGAAGAGAAGCAGTATATCACGATCACGACTTCGAGCCTTACAGGAACAATTACAAGTATTCCCGTTGAAGCGGTGTCTTTTCCAGTTGGTAAGGTAGGCGACCCGATTTATCTATTTAATGTTCTGACGGGGATTGTAGATGAGTTTACACTTGCTGAAACTTACAGAGCAGGAGCGATTTCGATTGTAGTTGAGTCCGGCGCAGTAACGGGGACAGTCCCGGAGGGTTCCTGGATTGTTTATACGGGTGAGAGAATATCAAGTTACATTACCCAGACAGATAGTGCGATTACATTGGGTGTAAGGAGTGCGGATGTTGCTTTGCTATCCGATGACTCCATATTTACAAATGAGGCAGGGGATGAGTATTACTTTGTCGAAGGGGACTACACCGGACAGATCATTCGATCAGAGGCTTTAATCAATATACGTGCCGATCAAATCTTGGCACAGGTTTCCGCTATTGTAGGTGAGGACTTGACAGTCTTAAATGATATTGTTGACGATATAGCCCAATTACAGACAGACGTATCACAAAATGATGCGGCGATTGGTTCTTTGCAGACTACGGTCAGCGCTTTACCAACGGCGGTTGAGTTTGCGGCATTAGAGGCTTTGCTTGAAATCAACACCGACTCAATTTTATTGGGAGTTCGGGAGTTTTCGTATGCCCTCTTTTCGGACAATGACGAATTTATCACGGCGGATGGCGATACCTTTGCCTTCGTGGATAATGGGGACGTTATTGGACTCATTAGATACAATGAGAGTTTGATAAACGTAGAGTCGGACCGGATAGATTTAAAGGTTCGTGAGATTGGCTCCGCAACTGCAATCGGGGTTCTGTCAACGGCAAGAACGGGAGGCAATACTTATACTCAAATCCTTTTAGATGACAGGACACTTGCACAGGATATTTCTCTCCGGGACGGGGACAATTTACGCCTGTTTAATGATGCGGGACAGAGTGAGCAGGTCACAATAAATGGCGACCAAACGATAACAAAAGGTAATTCGTCAATCCAGACCATAACGATTGACAGTAAAACATTACAGAATACATACGCCGCTGAAACTTCGCACCTATCTTTTCCAGGTTACCAGTTAGGCTCTGAAATTAACGTTCTAAAAGACGAAATCGTTTTAAAGGTAGATTCGAACGGGGACATCGCCTTTATTCGGTTAGACGGCTCCGCAGATGCCGGTACGGAGATCACAATCAATGCAGATCAAATTACGGTAGCAGGACAGACGACATTCTTATCAGCACTTGGAAGTGAGGGCTTCCCTACGGTGTCAGGAATTAACGTCACGATTCGAAGTGCAACCGCACCAACAATCAGAACGAGTGGCGATGCGTTAGTAACGGGCGACTTATGGATTGAAACCGATAACGGCGACAAACCTTATACCTGGAATGGTACGGCATGGGTTGCTCAATATACTGTAATTGACGGCGGGAATATCACAACAGGAACGATTGACGCTTCGGTTGTAACGGTTACGAATTTAAATGCTTCAAATATCAGCACGGGAACATTAAGTGCAGACAGGATTGGAGCCAACTCGATTGATGCAACAAAGATCGATGTTTCCGACTTATTCGCAGAAACGATCACAGTTGATGCCGCCGGTTCTTTGCAGTCGTCAAACTATGTAGCAGATACTTCTGGATTCTTGATTGATGGTTCGGGAGATGCAGAGTTCAACTCGGTAACGATTAGAAACGGAACGGTCATAAATTCGATTGATCGTGGTTCTTTCGGTTCGGGAAATACAGGCGTTCAAATTGTTTCTGATCTTAACAGTATTACTTCTCCCGTAGAAGGCGAGATTGCCTTTCTAACGACCGATAATAAGTTATACCGATATGACGGCACACAATGGACTGCGGCGGTTCCTGCGGTCGATATAACGGGCGAGATTACAGAAACGCAAATATCAGACAACTCGATTTCGACTCCGAAGTTACAGGCAAACGCAGTTACGGCGAATGAGATTGCTGCTAATACGATCACGGCAAATGAGATCGCTGCAAATACGATAACTGCTAACGAGATTTTAGCGGGAACGATTACGGCGGCTGAAATCGCAACAAACACCATAACCGCAAATGAAATAGCGGCAGGTACGATAACCGCAACCGAGATTGCCGCCAGTACCATAACCGCAAATGAATTGAACGTCAGCACATTATCAGCGATTAGTGCTGATGTGGGGACTTTGACGGCGGGTACATTGACAGGTGGCTCAATGACGATTGATCTCGATGCGGGTTCAATCACTTCTGATGTGTTTACGCTTGAAAGCACCAACTTGGATATTTCAAGTGCAGATGAAACGATTGAGATCGGTGCAACAACCCGTTTAAAGATGGGTAAGTTGTCATCGACTCTTTTCGGTCTTTCTCTTAATACGGATAATTATTGGCAATATGACGAGGATTTGGGTAAATACCAGTTCAAAGTCGGAACGGCGACTAATTATTTAGAGTTAGACGATACTGCGTTTTCATTAAAGACAGATACGTTTGATCTTTCGTCAGGCTCACTTTCAATCGGTGATAGTGCTTCGGTTCCGACGCCGGTAAATCAAAGAACACCGATCACGATTCCGAATCAGTTATTTACGACAACCGGAACGTATGCTTCATCGAGTCACCAAAGAACAAGTGACAATAATATCATTTCAGTACAGTTTGATATTGAGTTCACGGCTACCGGTGGTGGATTAAACAGGGCTTCGGTTGATGTTTATCTACAAGGCTCACAAAACAACTCCACCTGGACAAACATAAAAGATGCGGGAATTGCCTTTAACGTTTCCGGCGCCGGGACTGACGATCTATTAAATAACGTTCTTTATGTAGGCTCAACTCAATACGAGTATTACAGAATCTTTATTGATGTAGTGGATATTTCCGGGACTTACTCATTAGAGGTCAACTTTGATACTAACTTCCTGATTACCAACATTCCATTGGCGATCAATCCGAACGGAATTTTTACGAGCATTGCCGGAAGCGAGTTCAATGTGTTTAGTATTATCAACAATCTGTAATTTTACAACGCTAACCATAAACAGTATATTTAAGGCATGAAAGAAATCATTTTATTAGAACAATACATTCTCAATGCACCGGCTTCGCATGAGGAACACCAGAGAGCGTTAAAGTTACTCTCTGACTTGGTGAAGAAGTACGAAGAAAAGTGCAAGAACTGTAAACAAGATTAACCGATTGAGGTAAACCATTGGCTACCAAAAAGATAACAGACTTAACGCAATTAACGGATTTAGATGCAACAGATTCATTCGTAATAAATGATTCAAGCGCCGGAGCGGATAAAAGGGTAGAGTTTTCCGACTTGCAGAGCGAGGTCTTAAATGGTGCGGCAATCGGGACGTCAACTGCTATTACAGAGTTACAGGTTGACAATCTTAATCTAAACGGTAATACCTTTTCATCAACCGACACAAACGGGAATATCTTAATCCAGCCGAACGGAACAGGAGCAACCGTAATAAACGAGAGCGGTGCGGCTTCTGACTTTCGTGTTGAAGGCGATACAGAGCAGAACCTGTTATTCGTAGATGCGAGTACAGATCGAGTTGGGATTGGGACAAATGCTCCTCTTGACAAGATGCATATTGCTGGTGGCAAATTATTCCTCGCCGATACCGATC